CGGCAGCCAGAAGCGACTGGGCGAACGTCTTGATGGCGCGATCACCAAGGCCGGACCAGAACGAGGGAGAAGCGTAAACGCTCATAAAACCCCTTCCACATAACACTAGGGGGCAGGACTTCTGCCCTACCCCCTAGTCTACCGTCGACCGCGGTTCGTGGTCACATCAGCCGGAATGAGCCCGGTCTCGAACGGTTCAGGGCCTCCTGAAGGGCCGCCCAGGTGGCCTCTCCAGCCTCGCCGTCAATGTAGTCGCCGAAGCTCCAGTCGGGTGCGAACTGGTTCCACGTGGAACTGGCGACGGGCCGCACCCAGCACCACGCCCAGTACTGGAACACCTTGATCACCTGAGAGTCCCAACCCCTGTCCTCAGGGAGTCGACCGGAGCCGGTGAGCTGCTTCTGGGATGCCTCGGGTACAGTCTTGTTGAGGTAGCGCCTTAGATTGGCGATGGCGTACACCTCAGAGTATCCGGGGGCGAACACCTGGATAAGCTTGCTCACGGTGGCGGGGCCATACTCGCCGTCCACGACCAGGTTCCCCGACTGTCCCGACGGGGCCGGGGCGGGCGCTGGAGCCTGGCCGTTGATCATCCGATCCCAGGCGGCCCGGTCACGCAGGCGGTTCAGATCCAGCGAACCAGAGTAGCCCGGCAGACTGCCATCCTCCGTGTACTGGTGAATAAGGGGCTGACCCCAGTAGGAGACCGACGGCACCGCCGGGTCCGAGTAGGGGCGGCCGTAGTCGCTGTACTCCGGGCCTCCCGCGTACCACAGCGGGTACTGGGCGGCCACGGCGGTCCAGTCGTAGCCGTTGAGTGCGGATCCGTTCATGTAGATGCCCGGCGTGGACCCCGTCAGCTGCTTCACAGTGTCCAGGAAGGTCTTCGCCCAGGCCGGCCCCTGCGGCACCGCGTTGTCCTCCCAGTCGAGCCACAGGGTGGCCTTGCTGCGGAATGACCCGACGGTGGCGACGAACATTCGTGCCTGGGCAGCCGCGTCACCGGGGCGGGCGAAGTGGTAGAAGCCCAAACGCTTCGACGCACCCAGGGTGGCGTTAGCCTGCGACACCATGTAGGGGTTCACATAGTCGTCATCCTCGGTCGCCTTCACGATCACGAAGTCAGCCCAGATGGCGGGGATATTCAGGCCTGCCTGGTGGCTGGAGACGTCGATCCCGTGGGCGTGCTGCGGGGCACCCTGGGGGGCGGGTGAGGGCTTAGCCGGAGCGGGCTGGGCGCCACCCTTGAACTGCGGCCACTGCTGGAGGAACTTCTCCTCACTGAACCGATGGCAGGAGGTCCACGCGCCGCGCTGAGTGTGCGGGTGGCTGCTGTAGCGGACGGTGCGTGTCTCACTGCCGGTACTGTCACCTGCGTAGCCGTCGATGCTCCCGTCCTCAGCGATCCACGCCTCAGACACGAGCGGGTCACCGCCGCCCTCAACGGCGATCACGACATGGCCGACACCACCCTCGTTCGCGGCCGACAGGATAATGTCACCAACCTGGAAGCCACCGGCAGGGGTGAGGTCCGAGTCATTCCACGGGACCTCGTTGAAGCCATGCGACTCCATGCCCTGGCGCATGTTGCCGGTCCAGTAGTCGTTGATCTCCAGGAGGGCGGCGTGGCCCCACGGCACCCCGTAGGTGTGGTGGATGCCGTAGGAGATGGCCCCGCACGCCAGGCTCGAGCAGTCCGCGTTCTGCGGGCTGGACACCCGACCATGGGCGTCGGCCGCCGCGTACCAGCTGCGCCGCTCAGGCTGGCTGTAGCCGACGTTCTCGCTGTCGCAGATGCGGCGGGCGATCTCGGCGGTAACGGACCCTACACTCACTTGCTCTCCTTGCTCTCGGTCTGGGCGGCCGTAAGGGCCGCCACCTGCTGCTCGGCGATCACTGCCCTGCGGGTCAGCGCCGCCACCTCCATCGTCAGCGCGTCGATCACGGCGAGCGCGTCAACCTGGCTGGTCTGTGCTTCCATTGTCATTTCTCCAATCTTCCGGGCGGGGGGCGGGGCCGTACAGCCCGCCACCTATAGACATGTCTCCGGGATAGAGGTCTCCGCCGCCTCCAGGCGATGGTTCTGGCGACGGCGGCCCCAGGTGCCACCGGGACTCTCGTGCGTAGTCTCGCATAACGGGTTCACCGACCTCATCCACGTCTACGTCAATCATGCGGGCGCCCTTGACCAGCACGGCCACGGTTGCGCCGGGAGTGCCGGTAACGTCGACCGCCCACTCCTCCGCACCGCTTCGGTCAAGGGAGGCGCGGGCACCGTCGCTGGCGAAGGCTACCCACGGAGCCTTGGACGAGGCGATGCGGGGCACGTAGTCAGGGAGCACCCAACGGGCGTGGCCCGCTGAGTCGAGCTCGATGCTCTCCCAGTACTCGATGCCGTCGTACGGGGACTCGGTGCAGGCGTGCTTCAGCCACAGCCCCCCGCGCCGGGCCGTCAATACGGGTACTCTCATGGAGAAGTTCTTGGTCCCGGTGATATGCACCCCGCTGTTCGCGATCCACACCTGGTTGCTCTGGGTGAACTGTATAGCGGTGGTGTTCTTATCCGCCCAGAACCGCGCCTGCGACTCGCCGAGGGTACGTATCTGCGCCTCATTCTTACCTACGTACAGCCGCGGCAGGTTGTCATTCTTAACTCCGTAAGAGAACCCAGTGTCGTTCATCCACCAGTACACAGACTGAGCCTGGAGATTCAGGCCGAGACTGTTGAACGAGAAGGACGCGTTGGCCTTAGGCGTGTACATGGCAATAGCCGAAGTCCCTACCGTCAGGTAGGGGGATGAGGTGCCAGCTTTCTTAGGTGCCGGCCCTTGAATTCTCAGAGCCGGGTCCCCGGTGGATGCCCTCCTCAAAGAGATTGTGCCGTCATACCAGTCATCCACGATCGAGTTGAACGACAGTCCGCACCCGTACCTCTCCCCGTTGTAGGTGTCGGTACCCGAGTCGCGGGAGAGGATGTCGTTAAACCACACCTCTGACCAGGAGTCTCGCCGCCCCAGACGGCCGTTGATGCTGATCTCGCCCGTATGGGCGTTGACATCCAACGCCTTCCAGCCGTTGCTCGCGTAGACCTGCATGCCGTAGTTGGAGATCTTCAGGCCACGGTTGGAGACCGTGTCCGTCTGGATCGTGGCTCCGGTGATTACCTGGCCGTCGATCGCGCCACCCTGAATGTTGGAGGCGTTCACTGAGTTGGCGGCCAGCATTCCGGCCTTGATCTGCTCGAACTCTCCCTGCCCGGCGGTGATGATCTCGGTCCACACGTGGTGGGCGGTCGCGTTCACGAAGGAGGCGTTGCCGGTGACGGTGAGCTGGTCGGTGGTGATCTCCAGGAAGCGGCCGACGTCGGAGGCGATCTTCCGGGCCGTGATCTCGGCGATGTTGGCGGCTCCCGCAGTCAGTTTCCCCACGTCGAGGTTGCTGATCTGCTCGCTCGTGACCCGCATGCGCTCCCAGGTAGCGCCATCCCACTTCCACTCGGCAACGATGTCGAGGGTCTGGGCATCCTGCACGCGACACGTGTCACCGACAGAAGCCCCATTAAACGGGGGGCGAGTATCCGCGGTGCCACGAATATAGAACACCTCACCCATGGACGTCTTGATGCGACGAACAGCAGACTCCATCGTGGCGGCAGTGAGCTTGGAGACCGTCTTGGAGTAGTCATCCCCAGCCTCCTCCCACCGCCACCCCTTCGGCGAGTAGACGATCGTCGACCCAGGGGCGTCCCTAGTGTTCGACGGGGATGAGTGCCCAGGGGAGGCAAACGCCGGGACGGTCACATACTGGCCGCCCCGAGCTCCCTCAGGGGAGAGGAATGGCTTAGTGGGCCCAGGCATCAGGACACCCTAATGATGAAGGGGAGGCCGAAGTAGGGTGACCTCACGTCGATCGGCTGCGACCCGCCGACTGATGTTGCGATTGGGCTTCGCCCGCCGGAGTTGTTGCCGGTAGAGGTGAGGTACGTGTACCCGCTCGAGCCGATACCGATGTCCTGGCCGGAGGTGCGGGCCTGGAAGCGGCGGGCAGAGTCCTCGGACTCGCCAATCTCGTGAGTGTGTGCGGGCATCTGGTTAATGGACAGGGTGATGGTCGTGTTACCGCCCTTGTTGCCGATGTTGTACTTACTGCCGTCGCCAGAGCCGACAACGGACCGCTCTCGAATGTCGGGGATGCGGAAGTTACTGACAGTGGTAGACCCGTAGGTGAGACCAATCACGGAGTACAGCTTCGCGTAAGTGTTCCGGTCAAGGAGGCGCCCGTCGCAGCGCATCCACCCCTCCGGGTCTCGCTCCGCACCATACATCATGATCGTGCCGATCGGCGTCACCTTGTTCACGAGAGTCTTGATGCCCTCAGCGATCGACTGGACCTGCTTCATGATCTCAGCGGGCTGGCCGTCAACCTTCGTCTCCAGGTTGGTCACCCCCTGGGTGGCGGCACTGATCCCATCCTCAATATGCGTCAGGTCGGCCGCGGTGATGCGGGTCTCGTTCGCACCGAAGCCATCCCTCCACTGTTTCGCTGCACTGTAAGGCCGCACTACCTGTCTCCTTCCGCCCTGAGGACAAAGATCCGCCCATCAGGAGCAATCCACATGCTAGAGCCAATTGTCCCACTGTCCGGCGGCACAGGTCCAGACGAGACAAGGTTCGTAGCCACCTGAGTCATCGCATCCGTCAGATGACGCATCTCCTTCAAAGTGCCTTCACGGGCCGCCTGCTGCATGGCGTCACTACCCTTGAGCTTGTCCTCGACCTGCTTAGCGATAGCGTCAGCGTCGATATTCTGCTTCAGCGTGATAGTCGCAGCCCTACCCCAGGCCGACCTGTTCCCGGCACGGTCATAGGTGCGCATACACACCTCATACTCGCGCATCTCCAGCCCAGCCAAGGAGATCCGCTGCACCGGGTTGGGCATAGTACTGAACACACCGGGCGCCACGCCGGGCAACTGCACGCTCACCTCAGCGCCCGCAAAGTCAGCGGGCATGGACTCCCCGTTCTCGCCGACCATAAGCCAGCCCACGTTAAGCACACCGAGAGTCTGCGACAGGCGCGGCACCGGAGGCACCGGAGGTGGCGTCACGTCCGTGGCGGTCGTGATCATGAGCGGCTGAGACCACGCCCCCACGCCATCCTGCGTCTGGGCCCGCACCCAGAACCGGTACTCCACCCCCACCTCGAGCGGCGCAATAGCCGCAGTGGTAGCCTCCGCACCCTTCGTCACGTACGAGCCGGAGCGCTCCGCACTAAGCTTCACGTTCTGCCATGAGACCTCATAGCCGGTGACATCCACCTTCGTCCCCAGGGCGTCGGCATCCACCTTCCCCCACTGGAGCTCCACGACCGCGGTAGGCCACCCGTCCTGGCCGACCACAGCCCTCGTGGACCCCGTTAGTCCCTGGGGTGGGACAGGCCAGTTCTTCGACACGGGAGGGTTCGGGCGCACACCGTTACCGCTCGTGGTGGCAAGCCCCACAATGCCCTTCGTGCGCTTCGTGAGCCTCCCCAGCAGGCTATCCAGGACCGTCCCGAACGTGGTGTGCCCGGAAACCATCTGCTCCTTCTGGGTGACGCTGATCTGTGCGACCTGAAGGCGCTCCATGCCGCCCTGCCGCTCAACCATCATCCAGTCACCCAGGCGGTAGTCCTGCCATGGAAGCAGGTGCACGTCAGGCGCCGCCCACTCGCGCTTGATCTCCTCCCTGACATGGGCCCCAGACTTCAGGGTGGCTTCCGCCACTAGCCTCGCGGTAGCCTCGAGCTCGACCCCGCCGGCCTCTACGACCTTCTCTACGCGCCGCATGGACTTCGGGGCGGTGTCATTGTGGATGAGCCACGTGCGGCCGGATTCGCCCTTCACCAGGACGTCGGTGCACATGTCGGCCCAGGTTGCCGCCTCCGGGGCTCCGGTGAGGGTGGTCGCTAGGGGCCATATCCTGGAGGCCGTGAGATCCCGAGCCTGTGTCGTGTCAGCGTTATAGATCTTCAGGGTGCGGCCCTGCCACACCGTGTCAATCATCCCCAGACCCCGGAGAGAGTCCACTATCTGAAGGATGCTGATAGACGGGTCGAAGTAGAGGGTGACGACTTTCGCCCACCGCTGGTTGGCAGAGTCGGTCGTGGTGGTGGCGTCCAGGGTGAGGCCCTTGCCCCACCCTCGCTTTGTGGCTGCCTGCCAAACCGTGCCGATGATCTCCCCGGCGTTCTTGGACAGGAACTTGAACTTGCCTTCCTTGTCCTTCGCGGCATCGGGGACGGACCATACCAGCGCCTCCTTCATGTAGTCGCTGACGTGGATGGCCTCGACCTTACGGGAGTCCGTGCCGTCATTGACGAGGTTGTGCTCGGTCTTCTGGGTGACGAACCGGGCGTCAGGTAGCTCCTCCCACGTGTCGCCGTCGAAGGTGGCCTCAACAGCAACCTCAACCTCACCCTCCAGGACACTGCCGCGGACAGCGTTAGGGCCAGGCGCGTACGACAGGGACAGGGTGGGCGCCTCACCACGGGGGGTGGTGACGGTCATCTCCAGGATGTCCGGGACCACCCCGATGCGGTCACCCTGGACCGCGTAGGCGACCGCACGGAGCTGCATGCCGGGGAAGTAGGTGCGCTGCATCAGTAGGCCCTCCTCGCCCGGATCGAGCCCGCCGTGCCGGTGACCTGCAGGACGATCTTGCCTTCACTGTTGGGGGTTAGCTGGAAGCCCTCGGGGGACATGCTGATCTCCGCCGCCCTGCTAGGGGCGCCCGGCGCGGGATCCCACCGTTCGGACACCTGCCTCCATGCGTCATAGCGTGCCACGTCAATGAGGAGTCTCTGGCCGCCCTCCATGGTGCCGCGCCACGTGAGTGACGTCCCAGAGGTGACGTCCTTGATGGTGCACGTGTTCGCGGTGGGGGCGAGCTTCAGTAGGGCGTCAGTGATTGGGGCTGACCCGCCCGCCAGGCCGTCGAGGTTAGGGAGCGTCACCTCCACTGGGGTCACGTCGCGCCACACTCCGTCTACGGCCTCGAATATGACTGTCGTGTCGATCGCCCACTCCCCGTACCTCCACGCTGGCTGGGCGACGCTCACGAGCCGCACGCGGGCCTCTCTGGGGTTAGCGCCAGCCGGGCGGTGCTGGAGTACCCCCAGGGCCCCGGAGAGCCTCAGGCGGGCCATGAGGGCCTGCCAGTTCGCATCCAGGGAGGCCCTGTCCTCCCCCTCGACCATGAGCGCGACAGTCACCTTGAACGTGCCGAACCTCGTGGCCGCCCCATCGATGACGCCACTCCTCGAGGGGACTTCGGTGGACGTCAGGCGCGGCTCCGGCACAGCCGGCAGGAGGGTGCCCTCCATGACCCGCCACTTCCCCGGCTGGTCCAGGTCTACCCCATTCAGGTGATACTCACTGCTCATGCTCTAATCCTAGATGCTCGCGGCCAGGCGGATAGCGTCTGCGACGTCATCGCGGGTCTTCGAGTCCCGCTGCGCCTGCGGGTAGTTGTTGGTGATGTTGACCGTGGTGCCACCGGATGTGCGACCACCCTGCGCGGGCGCCTCGAGGTCCATGTTGCCGAACTGGCGCTTCACCGACTTCTCATAGTTCCCCGAGACGGTGGCCGAGATCTCTGGGGCCACATCCCTGCTCAGGGTGTTGGTGAAGCCCTCGAGGGAGTCCCTGACCGCTGAGTACTGCGACTCGAGGCCGTTAATGAAGCCCTGCATCACCATCTGGCCTGCACCCTTAAGGATCACCCGGTCCACGGGAGCGGGGCCCTTCCAGGACGTCAGCTTGCTAGTCAGGCCACCCAAGGATGACTTGACCGAGCCGTACATGGACTTCAGACCGTTGAGGAAGCCGTTGATGACGTTCCTACCGGCGCTGACGAGCCACGACCCTGCGTTGGAGAAGATGTTCTTGACCGAGTTGGGGAAGTTGCTCACGAAGTTGATCGCGTTGTTGAGCCAGTTGCGGATGGTGGACACGAGGGCGGAGAAGGCCGCCTGGGTCAGCGACTTCAGATAGTTCCATCCGTTGGAGAAGAAGTTCCTGACGCTGTTGATCCAACCCGTAACCGTGCTCAGAATGCTATTGCAGAAGTTGATGACCGTGGTCCAGATGTAGTTCCAGGCCGCCGTCGCCAGGCCGCCCAGCGTCGCACCGAACGCCTGGAATGCGAACTTGATCGCATTCCAGATAACACTGGCGACCTGACTAATCCCGGTCCACACCTTAGACCAGTCGCCGGAGATCAGCCCGAGGGCGATGTTGAGGATGCCCTTGATCGTGTTGATCGCTCCGGAGATGATGGTCGTGATGAGCTGCCACGTCGCCACGATCTGGGGACCCATGGTCTGCATCGTGGCCCCGACCAGTTGGATCGCGGGGATGAGCGCCTCAGCGAGCTGCTGGACGATCGGCACCAGCAGAGGAAGAATCTGAGACAGCAGATCGGTGACGATCGGCCCCAGCACCGTGACCATCTCCGAGATAACCGGCAGCAGCGCCTGGATCACAGGCATGAGGAACGCTGCCAACTGCTCGATAATCGGCGTAATGATAGGCACCAGCTGCTGCAATATCGGCGCCAGCTGCTCCACCAGCTGCGCCACCAGAGGCGCGATAGCCGCCAGCAGGGTGCCAGCCACGGTAGCGATCGCCCCAAACGCCTCACCCAGTGCAGGCATAGCCGGAGCGAGAGCCTGAACAGCCGTAAGCAGCCCCGAGAAGAAAGACACCAGGCCGTCCTGGAAGGCCGGATTCTCCAAGGCTGTAGCAATACCCTCAAGGGCAGTCTTCAGTGTTTCCCCAATCAGGGGGAGAATCTTAGCCAGGGTCGGCTCCAGGGACACGAACGCGTTCCCTAGGGCGCCCACACCCTCGAAGGCCTTCCCTGCCGCCACAGACATCGACGAGAACAATGACGTCAAGGTCGACTGAAACAATGGGCCATTAACCGCCGCATTAGCCCTATCCAGGGCCGTAGCGATAGAGTCGATCGGGGCGGACCCGTTCGCCATCGCCTTGAATAGGCCAGCAATAATGCCACCCAGGTCGACCGTAATGTCCTTCAGGGTGCCGAACGCCTTCGCCGCATTCTGGATGGACTGATCCATCTTCCCGGACTCGGCGGACTTAATAGCCCACTTCTCAAACGAGAGCGCGAGATCATTAGCCCACTGGGCAATATTCGGCAGATACTTAGCGCCAACCTCACCCATCGTGAGGAGTCCGTTAGTGAAAGCAGCAGCCCCAGTGGAGCCCAGGCTAAGGGCCTGCGACAGGTAGGACAAGGACTGCTGGAAGCCAGGCAGGTGTCCACTCGCAGCAGTTGCGATCGCGGCCGTCATCGACCCCAAGTGCGTCGCCACCGTAGAGAGGGCTGGAGAGAGCTCGTTGATCGCAGTGTTAGCGAAATCCCTGATCGGCTGTGCCGCCTGCGCCCAGTATGAGGATGAGATCTGCTTCTGCAGCCCCTCGAACGCGGGACTCAGGTCCCCCAGGACGGTCTTCGCGTCCTTCAGTGCGGCAATTAGGACGCCAGCCCCAGCGGCGGCGCCACCAAAGATGCCAGGCAGGGCCAGCAGGGCCGGGGTAGCCTTCGCTATCCCCACACCCACGGAGGACAGGACACCCATCCCCGCCCCCAGCACGGACACGGCGCCACCAATCAGGGTGGCGACAGTGCCGATCTTCACAGACGCAGTATCCAGGTTACGCAGAAAGTCGTTCAGGTTGCGGCCGATCGACTCAAAGACGTTCCCTCCCGCCAGGGCCTTGAGCTGGGCGGCCACGCGAGCCACGGAAGCCTTCGCAAGGCGCGCATGTATATCCACCTTCCTAGGGCGAGTGAGGCGCTTCAGGTCAAACCTAGCCTTGCCATCATCGAGGTCAGCATTAACAGTTGCCTTACCGTCAAGCTTATTCAGCTCATGCTTAAGCTTCTTCTTCTGCTCCTCCGACAGGTGAGCATGCACGTCAACAACTGAGCGTAGCTTACTGATGTCCTTCTCAATTGCCGCCTTGGCTGCCTTATTTAGCTTCGGGGAAGCATCAATCTGGGCCTTGAGGGACTTGATCTTCTGCTCAATATCAGCCACCGACCGCTTATTAAGCGTCAGCTGGGCCTTAATATCCCCGGCAGCACCCTTCACCTCGCGGGATAGCTTCGCCAGGTCCGTCTTGTCCGTGCTAAGGTGGACGTTGGTGCGAATATCATCGAGCTTCTGCTCGATCCGCTTCTTGTCCTGCTCAGACAGGTTCGGGTTAACCTTGAGCTCAGCCTTCAAGTCACGCAGCTTCGCCTTCAGCTTCGTGAGCGACCCAGTATCGAGGTCAGGCTCGACAGGCATCTTGGAGTCGCTGCGACGCACCTTCTCCTGCGCCTTCTTAAGCGACTCCTCATCAACATCAACCTCAGCATTAACCTCAACATCGAGGTCACCCACCTGCTTCTGGATGCGCCGGAGCTTCTTCTTCAGTTCATCAGCGAACTTAGAGAAGTCGGGAACGACCTTGACTCCGAGCTTGCCAACAATACCCTTACCGGCCATCCCCTAACCTCTCAACCTAGGGCCCCGAACAGGGCCGCCATCGCAGCAGTATCCTTACTCGATACTACCGTACTCGCCTTGACAGTTCCGGGCCTGGGAGCCATCTCAGAGTCCTTAAGATACGCCCGCCCCCGGCCACTGGCGGCCTTCGTCTGAAGACGCTGACCGTCAAGCAAAGCATTCAGCCTCTCCGAGTCGGCGGAGTAGCCGAACCACTGCGGCCCACCCAGCTGCTTCGCCCTGTACAGTGACCAAGGCTCGTAAGAAAGGCGCTCAAGCAGTGCCTCCACGAGACGAACCCTGTAGCTGCCGTAGACGTCGATGCGGTAAAGCGCCCAGAAGTCCGCGGCAGCATCAGGGTTGTCCCGGAAGTAGTCATCTACTGCTTGGCGCCTGTGGCTTCCCCCGCGTAAGCGGTAGCCAGGGTGATAGCACCCTCGATGCCGTGAGTGCTGAAGAAGCGTGTCCACGCATCCAGGTCGGCGATGTAGCCGTTGTCCTCAAGGAACTCGGTCATGTCAGCCAGAACGGTCATGTTCGCGTCAGTGAACTCTTCTGAGTCGTCAACCATGGGCAGCACCTTCGCGGTGAGGCGGAGCCGCTGGGAAGGGCGGAGCGTGTCGACGGGCTTGAAGATCTCGTGCCCCTCGAGGGTCTCAAAGTCGGGGACTTCATTCTTGGTGGAGGCCATTGTCTTCTCCTTCTGCTGGGGCGTAATGGGGTGTTGCCGTCCGGCCACCACACACCCCTACATGGCGGCCGGACGGAGATCATCAGTTGACAGTGAACTGCTTCCCGTCGGACGCGCCGACGTTGTTGGTGACCACCACATTGACCGAGCCAGTAGCACCGCGCGGCACATAGGTGGTGATCTGGGTGGCGGAGTCCTTCTCGAAGGTCGCCACCTTGTCGCCGAACTTCACCTCGCGGACACCATTGAAGTTGGTGCCGGTGATGGTGACCTTCGCGCCAACCGCGCCAGTGGCAGGGGCCAGGGTCGTGATGGTCGGCTTCGCCGTGCCAACACCGGTGACGGTGCGCGGCTCGAGCATCTGGACTCGAGTCTTCCCCGACGGGGGAGACAGCAGAGTCCCGGAGATCTTCACCTCACTGAAGTTGTCCAGCGAAAGGGACGGCAGGTTACCGGCCAGGGACACGCGGCGGAACAGCATGCCCGACACGAGCAGGCCATCCTCGATGACAATAAGGACGGCGCGCTCACTCGAGTTGTCCAGCTCGACATCCCAGCCGCCCTTCTCGGCGTCATAGGTGGAGCCGGGGAAGGCGACGCGCATGACGTCCTCACCGAGGTTGACTGCGTTGATGGTCACCTTGTTGGTGACGTCCTCACGAGTGGAGCGGACACCCTGGCGATCCCAGGTGCGCTTCGTGGAGGTGTCGCCGCCGTCGGTCTCCACCTCAATCAGGTTCTCGCTTGAGGTGTCACCGAGCCACGTCCACCCAGCGGACTCGAGCGTGGTGCCGTCGCCAAAAGTGTAGCCCCACAGGTTCGGGGCCACAGTGTCCACATTACCGATGTAGACGTGCCCCTTACCCGCGATCTGAATCTTACTGTTTCCGAGGTTAGCCATCAGGCCCCCTTCCTGGCCGTCACCTGAAGGGACGAAACCATGTTGATGTAGTCTGCCGTGGTCCCCATGTCCGTTTCCGGTGTGGGAAGCTGAGTCCACTCCAGGCAAGTCGCCCAGCCCTCAGAGGTAATTATACCGTCCCTCCAAGCCTTATCTACAGCCTGAACCAGGGCGTCGGAAGCATCAGAAACTTCATCCCCGTCCGGGCCGGTCATGTAGAGTCGCGCACGAATCTGGGTGGCCGCGAACCTAGGCCCAGACGGGTGCGTGCGCGCAATAGTCATCTGCACCCTGCATACGAGCTCATTCATTGGGTCATCCACGTCGCCGTGGGTGCGCCAAACGATCTTCTCGAGGATAGGCCACTCGCTCACACCATGGGCAGCGGCGTCCTTCATGTACCGGTAAATGAACGGGAGAGGATTAACGTAGGCCATTAGAATCCCCCATTGTCACGGACTACCCCACGAAGGATGTTGAGGCCAGGAACCCAGGTGCGGTACCGTGCGCCCTCCCGCCCAGTGCGCCGCCCCTGGCGATCCTGATACACGTAGTGCCCGAATTCTACGGCAGCATCATGGTCGGTGGACGGGGCGATCGTATAGTCCACCTTCCCCTGCTCCATGCTGTATGAGGCAAAAAGCTCGCCAGTGTCGACGTGCGCAGAAGCGGCGGCCTTCACCTCAGCAAACACCTTCGCCGCGGCCGCAGCAAACTCCGGCTGGCGGGCAACAACCTCCGCAATATCCTCGTGGATGCGCTTATTGTCGTAGGCGTGGATCACTTCGCCGCCGTCCCTAGGGTGTCGCAGCGGACACTGAAATGGCGCGTCATCGGTGAGGCGTCATAGGTAAGCGGCTCGCCAGCCTGCTGGAAAGTCTTCCCCTCCAACGAGGGCGGCCCCTTAATGATCTTCACCCACGAGTGAGGGCCGCCCGGCCACTTCCGGCCAGTCCCCATAATCTTCAGGGTAGTCTCATCGGTAAGATCACCGCGGATAGCACGGTTCTCCGTAGCCTTCAACGCATTACCAGCGGAGGGCTGCACTAGAACCTTGTCGACGTAGAACGTCTCACCGGGTGTGTAGCGGCGCCCGGTGCGCCCCTCAGACACAATCGCGACAGTGACTTCCACGGCGTGCGGCCCATTCTCCAGGTAGCGGCCGCGGCGAGGACGGAAGGTCACCATGTGGTACGCCACCCCTCCCACCGCTGCAACCCCAACTCAGGGGCTGCTGGCTTGTCAGGGACCGAAGCCCGGCGGAAAGACATCAGGAATGTCTTCGACACATCCGGGGACCACTCCCCGCCACGCCGGTTCCGAGCATACCCATCCAGGACAGGGGCCGCACTACCCCACCCGCCGGCGCCGCCCTCGAGCGCCTGCCAATCCCTCTGAGTGATCTCCAGAAGGCCGGAAGCCACGGCCTGATTCACCGAGTAGGTGTAGGTGCCCTCAGTCTCATACTTGTAGAGCCCTCCGCCGGGCGCCCGCAGCACCCGCGCGACAGCCTCACACTCCACCATGATGAGAGCCACACGGAACGGGTAGTCGACGCGGCAACGATTAACAGCATCAGGCATGCGGAGGAGAATAAGAGCCTCAGCACGCTCAAGCAGGGCATCCACCCACCTTGCCTCATCATCCTCGAGGTCACGCATGAGCGTGCGCTCGACGTCGAGCCTCTCCGCTACAGTCACTTCTCCCCCTCCCTAGGTGTCACCCGCGGGGCGAGAGCATTACGTAACCCCCGCCCCGCGGACTCATCAGCCAGCCTTCTTCGTAATCTTCACGAACGCCTGCGGGTCACGCAGAACCCAGCCGAAGATAGCCTCAACACGAATCGCGATACGGTTCGTGCCGAACAGGTCCATGCCAGCGGCGTACTGGTCGGCGGTAGCCCAGGTGAGGCCCTCAACGAAGCCGAGACGCAGGTTCTCCTTCAGGTCACCACCGAAGCCCAGCAGGTTCGGCTCAGACACCTTACCGCGGCCGTTAACAGCCTTGTGATAGACGGCGGGGATGCCCAGGACACTGGTGAACTGGTCAGCCAGGTTCGGGGACGCCTGATAGAGCGGGCGACCGAAGCCGTCGGTTGCCCCCATGATGATGGACCGGAACTTCGGCGACAAGAGGAACTCGTTGAAGTCATAGTCGGCCTCACCGTCAGTGTTCACGACCTTGTCGTAAGCCGCAGCGAGCTGCTTGCCCAGGTAGCCAGTAGTATCGAACTTGGCGGGATCCAGCTCCACAACATTCGTGGTGGAGGACAGGGACTCCTTGCCCACCAGGGCAGTGCCGGTGAGGGCGTCCTTGCCGTGAATGACGGCGGTGTCGATCGAGCGGGCGATAGCCTCAGCCAGCTGCGACTCCAGGTCGTCGAAAGCGTTCAGGGGGTTAGCCATGAGCGCCTCCTTAGAGATCGACACGATCGCAGCAGTCTTGACGGGACTGAAGGTCTTCAGACCGACAGAGACGTCAACGACAGGCTTGTCGGCGCTCTCCTGGACGATACCGGCGACCGGCTGGCCGACCGGCATAGTGACCGCGTTACCGGCCAGGGAAACCGGGACGGTGCCAGCGACCTTCTGGACGATGGAGCCAGCGAAGGCCCGCTTCCAGATAGGGGCAAGCACCTCCTTCGGGAAGCCATCGGCGTTACCGCCGGCGGTAAGCTTTGCAATGGTTGCGACCTTGGCAGCGTTGTCCGCCATTCGCGTCTCCTTCCTGCCTGACCGGCAGAGTTGTTCTAGATGTTGCCCCTGTCAGGCAGGGGTTACTCGGCGAGCCCGAACATGCGGAGGATGGCGGTCTCGCGATCCTCCGAGTCGGAGCCGACCTGGGCGTCTACCGCAGGGTCACGGGGGCGCGCAGGGGTCTTACTGGTGAGCTCCAGGAGGGTGGATACCTGATCTCCCCACCCGGACTCGTCTCCGTGTAGGAACTGGGCGTACTTCGAGGGGAGGCCAGCGTCACGGATCAGGGAGTCCTTAGCTGCGGTGTCACGCAGGGCCTTGATCTCCTCGTCCTTGTTGGCGAGTATCGCCTCAAGGGCTCCTAGGCGCTCTTTCAGGGCGTCGAGCTCGTTGGGGGTGCTGGGCTCCTCGGGGGTGCTCTCAGCCTCCTCAGGGACGGCTGGCGCCTCCTCATGCCCGGCGGCCCCTGCGTCAACATCGCCCTGGGGCTCCGGTGCAGTGGCGGCCTCCTCAGCAGGGGTAACGGCCTCGTCGGATGACTCGGTGGGGGTGTCAGCCATTCCTTCTCCTTTGCTCCTGATAGAGGCGGCGGTTCATTGCCCGCAGCGCCTCGTGCCCATGAAGGTCATGGGCCTTCACTACCTCATTGTACAGTTGTTCGAATCTAGCATGCTGCTCTTTGCCCGGCCATGCTCTGGACGTGTAAACCGCTACACACACACATCGACAGTTGTTATGGAACCTGTTGACACCAACACCAGCTGTTTTAGATGTCTTGTAGACAGGGCCGCGAGAGGCGAGCATTGCGCAGAAGCCGCACGGGCCATTCTTCGAGGGGGTAACAACCCGCGCCCACGCAAAAGGTCTGGCGATCAGTGTCCCGTCCTTTGAGCGGCGGTACTTGTCCGGGAGATCCTTCAGCGCTTCCGAGTCCCTATACTTCTGGGTGAGCATCCCCTCGGACTCGAGTTCTTTGATGGCCTTGTCGACGCGGTCCGCGACCTCGTCGAATACATCGACCCAGCTCCTCCGGGGGCGGCGCTTCCGCTCATGCTTCTTGACTTCCCGCTCAATCTGCTCGACCTGCTCCTTAGAGAACCCCTCTAGGTCGTCGGCGATCCTCTCGAGGTCATCCAGAAGGTCAGCCACATCAGGGGCGTCCTCTACGGCGTCGTTGACGGTCCTACGGGACGCCGCATACACGTGGCTAGTGAGCTCACCCTGGAGAGCCTTGAACGCCTCAGGCTTACCGGATCGGGCCTTGGTGGACCTGATCGCGTAGCGCACCGAGTCGGGGCTGTAGCCCGGCTGCGGGGGGATCCACGCCTCATTCGCGCCACGCGCCCTAGCCTGCCCCCGCAGGAACAAGGCCGTAGCCGCCCACGCTTGCCGCCTTGCGGCCCACACGAGAGGGGTGATCGCCTCACCCAGCTCCTTCTCTGAGAGCGTCACCGGCTTACCCTGCAAAGGGGCGGTGGCGTCATCCAGGCGCCTCTGGAAAGTACGGGCGATAGTTGCCAGGAGAGCCCTGAAGAGCGCAAGAGTCACTTCTTAGCCTCACCCTTGTCGCCGGCAGGCTCCTCTTCCTCGCCACTGTCCTCAGGATCCTCCTCGTCCTGTAGGCCGATGGGGAGGAGCTGGCCCGCCATCGAGTCCAGGTCGTTCTGGCGTCGGTTCTCGCGCTCCATCTGCTCCGGGGAAAGGTGCATGAAGTCCCGTGCAGTCTCAGCGCCGATAACCCCCTGGGACTCGGCCTGCATGGCGGTAGCCATCTGGGCGCTCGCCGACGGCGCCGCGGCGTCAGCCCACATCACCTCAAGGGTCTCCAGCCCCTCGGGCGACTCCCCGTTCATGACCGCGATAATGCGGGCGATACGCTCAAGAGCGTCACTGAACTGGCGCTGCTTGTTCTCAGCGCGAGCGATAAGACGATCCTTCGCCACACGCAAAGCCTCAGCAGATGTCGGGTTATTGTCGGCAGCCACACCCATCATTGACGGCGGAATACCCGTCATGGCTGAGATCTGCAACGCGTAAGTGCGGTACGTGTTCGTGAACGTATCCAAGGATGCACCGGTCAGCTGCTTCACATCAGCCCCAGTGGGGGCGGCCAGAAGCGCGCCAGCATAGTTCTCCATGCGGTTACCGCCGAACTGCCCATTCATCGCGGCAGCCGCCTGCTGCCCAGCCAGCATCCGGTCAGCGCCGTCACCAATGAGGAACCTCAGCGGGAAAGCGGCAACCTCCTGCCCCATCTGGAGGTTCGTGAGAGTCCTGGAGGCCGCGTCAATGACCGTCTTCAGCTCCTTCAGGTCAGACCGGCCGTACCTGTCACGGAGCCTAGCCCGGTTGAACATGGGCACGATCGACGCACCCCACGGATCACTCGTAGACCAGTCGGACACCCACCGGGTGCCTACCTGCCTGTACGCGGTCATGCCGTCAGGCGTGTAGTACGAGGCGCACTTCACACCATCACCCGAACGGTAGACGGCAACCCCCTCGATCACGTTCCCGAAGTGGTCGATACGGACACCGGCGTGACGCGAATCCAGCGCCCGAACAGACGGGTGCTCATGATCCTCGTCAGCAGGAGACAGCACCCAGAACACGGATCCGGCAGCAAGAGCCTCAGCCGCCGCCAGATTGAACTGAGAATCCATGTCATTGGCCTGCCACACAACACGCAGATCACGCACCAGATCCTTACGCCCATCATCCGCGATGATGAACCCAGCCGGGATCAGGACCTCAGTCAGGACATCAATAGCCATCTTCGCGAACGGCGCCTGCATCTCCAGCACGCGCGCCTCCGGCGGGATACTGATACCCAGGGCATCCAGGCGCTCACTCTGCTCATAGTACGTCTCGAACGACTCCGGGCGATAAGCGCCGCCCTCGAAGCTGGCGAGCATCTTCTCAAAGCTCACACGATCACCGTCCACGCACCAACCGGCTTATTCATGTCAGCCCACTCCTTGCTGCTCTTAACGTACCTGTACAACATTCTAGCGCCGATCATGCACACAGCCAGATCGATCTTCTTAGAGGACTTCGGGGACTCCTTCTTCACCGACCAGCGCCCCTTGAACTCATTCACGCGACAGTTAGACACGTGCTCACCCAGAGCAGAGTCCCCATCGTGAGTGAACGCCTGCTGCTGGATCTCCGTGAACGCCGTCTCCGCGGCCTCAGCGAACTGGTAGGCGTGGGAGCGCATATCCCATGCGATCGGGGACGCGGACATGCCCCCACGCACGGCAGGGACGATCAGCCGGTCACCGAAGTCCTCAGGCCAGGCCGTGCGCGTGAACGACTCCCACTCCCGGACGTCAGCCCAGAACGCCACCACGTTATACGTGTCGAACGCCCGCCTGACCCCCGCATCCACGGCAGCCACATTCACCACGCCAAGAGGCTTCTCCGGCTTCCAGTGGCCGATCTTGAAGATGTGCCCATCCTCCATGCAGCAACCCACGAGAGCCGTATGGTCATTGGACTTGGATCCGTCGAAGAACATGACGATCTTCTCCCCAGGCTCAACCTTCCGGTCAGGCTTACGGAGCTGAGTCCACTCCTCCAGAGTGATCCAGGACGCCTCAGCCGCATTCGGCCTGTTCAGGAAGAACCTGATAGACCTCGACTCCGGGTACTCCGGCGACCAGATCTGCTCCTTAATCGACTCCAGATTCACCCACGGACAGCCCTCATACACGTACTCGAGCGCCTCAGTGAGGCCGACCTGACCCTCCTCGGGCTCATCGGTCAGAACCGTGTTCGGAGGGGCGATCCTGGCGTCGTAGAGGATCTTCGTCTTACCCCTAGTGAGGCCGTCCTCCTGGTCGCACCACGCCTCAAAGACCGCCTCCGCCGACGACTGCTCACCCGGAACCCACGCGTTACAGGTGCCCATGAACCGGCCACCCATCTTCGCCGCGTTCTGCTGAATCGTCTGCAACATGGCAGGGCCACCCTGGGCGGGGACCCAGTGCTCGAGCTCGTCACCCACAACGAAGGACACCTCACCACCCTCCATGGAGGACGCAGAAGACGTCATCTGCTGAAGCTTCCCCCCGTCAGGCGTCTCAATGAACGTCTTCGCCACCTCAAGATCATATTTTCGAGCCAGCGAACCCTTTTTCTGGCAGAATGCCCGAACCATTCTGACCGTGTTTTGAGTTTGCGCCTCACTGCAAGCCACGATCTGCACCAGCGGCATACTCATCGGCTTTGCCCGCACCCCGAAAGGCGCATGCCGGTCAAACCCGTCATATCGGCACGGGCCAAGGAGCTCAAACAGACACATAGCCGCAGCGAACGGAGAGTTATGGGTAACCACCATCGTCTCCCCCACCAGATACAGACCATCCTCAGCCTCCACAGTGATGCAACGGGCATCCACAGGGGCCACCCTACGCACATCCTTAATGACCCGCGGGATAGGCTTCCTGCGCTGCTCCCGCACCCTCTCCGCACGGCGGGGCAGAGTCACGAGGTTCTGGTGCTTGTAGGGCTTGAACGTGAGCCGGTAACGAGGGCCAGTGACGCGACCGTAGAGCTTCGCTTCTGACTCGCGGACATTCACCTTCACACCCATGGAGCGAAGAAGGAATGCCATGCCGTCAGCGACCTGCTTCCGCACCTGACAGTACTCGGCCGACCCCTTCTTATCGACGTAGCCATCGGAGTCCATGAGGCCCTGAATGAGAGCCCTGCGCTGCTCCACGGAGGCATACAGATAGTCGTCAGGGATGTGCTTGTCGTTCAGGACGCCGGCATTACGCAAGTCAGCAGCCAACTTCAGGATGCCGACGCTGCGGCCGCGGCCACCTTCCTTCTTAGCGCTGACAGCACCAACCTCATACCCAGCAGCCCGCATCCGAGACCTGACATGCGGGAGGTCATCCACGTCGCAGGTGACGCTCCCGCTTCCCGTTCCACCATCGCCAAGCCAGTACCCGAGCACCCACGGATCAACCGGAAGGTCTCGCTCAGGGAATTCCAGTGGCTCAGTCTCGGGAAGCGCGAACTTACCTACTCCGGCCTTAGTCGCCTTAGTTGAGCCCTTCGTGAGCGGGCGGTCAAAGACAAGCCCCTCACGGGCCATGTCGCGAACATCGAGGGTGCGGCGCTTGCGCTTTCGGCCGCCAACGAACTCCTCGACGGTGAACAGGTGTTCGCCAGTGAATGTCTCCACCGTGCCGTCAGAGAGTTCGACCTCCCACGTGTCCCATTGGTCGATGGGGTGAGTCTTTGTGACCATGGTTGGTTTGCCTGAGGGGTGGAAAACGTAGTCGCCTGGGCGAAGGTCGCCGAACTTCCTCCACCCCTGAGGGGTGAGAATCGGCGTGATCAAGCTCACCCCTTTACCCGAACCCTTGCTTAATCTTCTAATTCCCTGCCTGTACACAAAGCCACCCTTATGATTCAGGGCGTAGAAGTGAGCAAGGAACTCGATCTGCCTATCAGTCGGGATGAACGGCTGCCCCGCCTTCGGCCCATTAGGCTGAATAAGGTTATCCATCATCCACGCCGCAGCATGGTAGCCGAGAGTCCTCTCCGGCAGCTCGAGGGGGAGCGTGTCGGTTCGCTCCCGGGGTGCGGGGAGCGTGTCGGTCACTTCGCTGCCCGAGCCTTCGTCCACGCCTGCAATGCGACCACACCGGCCGACTCGGCCTCAGACTCATCAACGCGGTTGATCTCGATCTGAACCCTGCGCCGATCACCCTCAGTAAGGAGGAGGCTGGTGAGCATCGTGTTGACGGCCGCCAGCATCGTGGGAGAACGCCGATCCTGCATCTTGTAATTCGACAAGTCATCGCAGGTGGAGTAGAGAACAATCCAGTCCGACGGCTCGTAGTAGCGAGTGAACGTCGACTTCTCCACAGCCTTCCACAGCTTCTTCGCGATGGGGTGCCAGTCAGGATCCGGCTTGGGCGGCTTCACCTGCTCAGCAACCACGTTAACGGGCTCCACGCCACCATCAAGCTTCCTAGCCTGCGTAGTGCGGTGCCCCTCAGTGCTGCGCTTCGGGATCGGTCCCTTCACTCCCATCGTCGACTCTCCTAAAGGTATCCGGGGTGCTTACTCTTCGGCCTGGGGCCGCGAGCCTTATTGCCTCGATTATAGCGGCGCTTCCTAGCTTCTACCGACTGCTGCTGCGTGCGCAGCATATGGCAGTGCTGGCAGAGGGCCCTAAGATTGTCCGGCACGTGCGGGCCGTCAGGGATAATGTGATCCACCTGATTCGCCGGGTTGCCGCAGAACACGCACAGGCCACCATCCCGCCTCAGGACCACTCGCCGGATCTTGTCCCAGTCCTTAGGGAGCTCCCGCCGGCGCCTGGAATTCTTACCCCAAGCCACTACTCGATCACCTCCAACGTCACACGCACACCCATGTCATACCGGTCAGTGAACACAAGCTCCAAGTACTCCTCAACACCCTCCCGCGCCTCACCAACCCGGATGACGGCGTCATCCTGATCAGCGTTACGGCGATGATGTGGCACATCGTACGCGCCAATCTGGTGCGCCGTATCGAGCGCATCCCGGAGCTCATCAACCGCGCAGTCGAGGGATGCGACAAGCGCCCGCACATGAACCTCAGTGAGATCATCCGCGTTCACCGTACGTCACCCGGGTAAACCATCGACACGCCCTCGCTGTTCGGGGATCCCTCGCGGATGTCGAAGAGGAAAGCAGGCTTGGCTGCCTTGCCTCCGAAGTAGGCGTGATGGATGGACAGGTAGTCGCCGGGGTACACGTAGAAGTCAGGCTGCCCCTCATTCTTGAATACCCACGTCCCCTCGTCGGTGCGTTCGGGGTGGCGGTCGCAGAGGATCACATCAACGTCAGGGTTGCTCTTGTCGCCGTAGATGAGGAGGTAAAGCACGAGGGATGTCCTTTCACCAGATGTTGGAGCGCTTATTCGAGGGGAGAGGGCAGGGCTCAATGCAAGGGTGCCCCTGTGCCGCGAGCTCAGCAACCGTGGGGCCGACCGGGCGGCGGCCCTTAGCGCACAAGGCGCAGACCCCGTTCCCGGAGTACAGGCGAGTCTCGGGGAACTCGCTGATGCTAGTGCGCGGGGGGCGCATGCGAACACCGCAGCGCGAGCAGTGATGCGCCTCACTCCAATCCATGTAAGTCTTGGCCGCACCGGCCTGGCCGCGGCGCTTACGCCGGTAGCAGGAGTTGCAGATCCCCTTCCCCCCGTAGGCGCGAGTGCCTGGGTGGTCAACGAGTGTCGTTCGGGGCGCGCGCATCTGGTGGTCGCAGACCTTGCAGTACTGGGGGGTGTTCTCCCAGTCGATCTTCATGAGACATCCTTTCGTTGGCTGACCAGCACAGTCTACCGCACCGGAGCCCTTGATGCAAAAGGCGGGGCCCGCCTTGGCATACACGAGAGGAAAGGAAACTCAATCGTGATCCATCAAGGCGGACCCCTATCAGCGCGACCAGCATAGCCACACTCAAGTACGGCAGTCAACCCTCCGGAAAACCCGGACAGTTCACCCCCGAGGCCGTGTAAGCCAATCTGAGCGCCTTTCGCGACCCCAGGTAGGCCAGCACCCACAGTCACCCCCGTTCGGCTGCCAGAGAGCCTCACAGACCCCTTCCCGTGCCGCGAGCGCCCCCACCGCCGCGCCGCCGCCGCAGAGCACTCTTGGTGAGCGTCAACCAACCAGAGATGCTCAACCCAACTCAACCACAACCCAACCCACTACTTGGCATCACAGCAAGGAAGAAGAGGGAGTCACGTTCCGTCTCGGCACAGCAAGGAAGGGCAAGGACAACGAGGAAGACTCTGAACGCCCCAACTCGATCAGGCGATCAAGGATCAACGAGAGCCAGGTACGCAACTAGCCAACGAACCATCTCTTCCTCCATGCCCTCGTGGACCAACTAGGCCGAAGGCCAGGGCGACGACCAGGATCCCAGTCAGTGCAATCAGCAGAACGTTGA